CGTCGTTATTGACCCGATACAAGTCAACGTCGCAGCAGCAGACGCCTCATGGACAACCATCCTCGGCCTTGAACTACTGAACCGAATCACACTCAACGTCGTCCAACAAGTCGGCGCGACGATCACGATGAGTCAGATTCTCCAGTCAATCGAGCACACCATCACCCCGGACCGATGGATCACTACCATCAACGGCTCCGTCAGATTCACGAACCCATTCATCGTAGGCACTAGCCTCATCGGTGGGACCGACCTCATCATCTAGGACACTCATGCCATCACCTAACACAACCTTCGTTACTGCAACCGCTCTCTCCGCACAACAACTCAACAACTACCCCTTCGGATTAGTTGGCTATGCCGAAAATACAAGTCTTGCTCAGACCGGTATCACAACTGTCACTGACATCACTGGCCTTTCGGTTACGTTTACAGGAGTTGCTGGTCGTAGATACCGCGTAGAGGGATATTTGCTTCTTCAATCAACAGTCTCGGGAGACACGGTCAACCTAATCATCAGGAACTCAGCGAATACCTCTCTACAACAATCTATCTATCATCTAGAATCGAACGCGAGCGCGTACTTCTGTACTTCGACTCTAGTCATGGCGGCTACCGGTGCCACGACTATCAAATTGTCAATGCAAAGACAAGCCGGAACGGGAACCATGACCGCGAACGGTGGCGGCACATTTCCCGCACAACTTGTAATAACAGACATAGGGACAGTGTAATAATGCGCAAAAAACTTTCAAGCCTCGCACTAGTTAGCGTCTTGTTATTCGCCCTTACAGGATGTGCGGACCGTTTCCGATACTCATGTCAAGACCCCGCCAACACCAACAAGAGCGAGTGCCAGTGTGAACAAGGCACCCGCACAAAGAACAAAGCCCTCGGAGCGATCGAGTCGACAATAACAACCACCACCCTCAAAGAAATCGTAGGATTCGACTGCTAATGCAACTCAGACCAAGACTCACGAACGAAGAAATCAAAGCACGGCTCGTCCTCGTCGTAGGCGTCGGACTCACCATCGTCTTCGTCCTTTCCATCGGCTTCATGCTCTACGGACTCCAATTCGTGACGCAACCGAGGAACATGAGCGAAGCAGACGGCGAGGCGTACAGTGTCTTGAGTCCGCTCCTCATGTCACTCTCTGGCGGCCTCCTAGCCTTGCTCAGTGCCAACGGTCTCCGCGATAAGCCAAAAGACCCACCGACCCCACCAACATCGGGACCGACACCATGACCAACACTCAACGTCCCTACACCGGCTTCGACAAAGTCGGCACCGAAACACACCCCGCCGCCAAGAAACTCTCCGACCTACTCCACCGTCGCCACGCCATGACCTACATGGGAGGACTATCAGTGCGCGTCATGCGATCAGCACCCGCCGCAATTCAGAAGCTCCCGCCAACAGACCCGAAGTGCATCCCATACATGAGCGTCCATTCTTGCGGACGTGCAGTCGATGTCGGCCTACCAGACGGCACTCCAGACATCGCCAAGAAACTCACCGAGATCGCCGACTACCTAGTCGCCAACGCAGACGAGTTCTTCCTCGAGGAAGTCCACGAGTACTCATGGCGCAACCCGAAAGCACCAAAAGGCGCAAAGGTATGGGGCCGAGGATTCCGCACGTCACGAGCCAAGACCAACTCTGGATGGCTCTCGTGGGACGCTCAAAATAACGGCGGAACACCCGGCGGATTATGGTTGCATTACGAAGTAGCACCGAACGCCGACCCGGTCAAAATAGAGGCACACTTCCGCGCAACAAAATAATCTTGCGCCTCCGTGTTCGCTTGGACAAGGTCACGGATGGCGCGTCGTTGGTGTGTTTCCTCCGCCAACAGGACGATCCGCATCTTCTCACCCTCGAGCGGATCGTCCACGCCTCTGATTAGATACTTGACAATCCCGCACGAGTTCGTCACAATCACTACGTCCATCCAAGTCCTACTCCTCACCCGTGAGGAGGTGGTCATTGACACCGTAAGCCTTATGTGATAAAGTGTCATCAAGCGCGGAGTCCAAGTCGTGTCAAGAAAGAAGAATCTTGTGGTGAGAATGTTAGATATCCGAATAGAGGCAGGTCATTACCTAGTCAATGGATACACGATTATGAACGGCGGTCCTCGATTCTGGCAGATAAGAGAACTCGATGATCTCTTAGACGATGAACCAACTCTCCGCAGAGCAATCAAGAGAGCTCAATCACTGACCGAGGGAAAAGACGTGAGAAGCGAGGCGTCAATCTAATGGCCGATTACACCGACCGCATGGCCGACTATGTCGACGTCGCCGAGCGCATCAAATTATTCAGAGAGAAACATCCAGACGGATCACTACAACCCGTAGACCCGTCGAAGCCGTACGACATTGTGACAATCGGAGACAAGACCTTCATCGTCTACATCTCGGCCGCGTATCGCACACCCGACGACCCGCGCCCCGGCATCGGATCAGCGTGGGAATGTTTCCCCGGCAAGACGCCCTACACGAAAGACTCGGAGCTCATGAACGCGGAATCGTCGAGTTGGGGCCGAGCAATTCTGGCCTCACTCGCCGCCGACTCAAAGAAGATCGCCTCACTTGAAGAAGTCCGCAACCGTCAAGCCGAGCATCCATCCAGAACACCCGCCAGAGCCTCTCAGACGGTCCCTACGCTCGTCACAGACTCAGACCGCCCACTTGCCACACCCGCACAAATTGGCAAGATCAAAGCCCTCTACAAAGCACTACAAAAGACGCCACCCGGCGACGTACAACTCGGAGAGATGGCAAAGCAAAGCGCGAGCATCCTCATCGACCAACTCATCGAAGAGCAGCAGTCCAAGCAATGAACGGCTCCGAACTCTTTGACTACATGATCGTCCTCTTCGTCGTCATCGCACTCCCGACGTTCTTCTTGTCAGTCCTTGCGGAATGGGCAAGAAAGAAAGACCGCCGCAAGTGACGTACATCGAATACCCGAAACTGGCCGAAGTCAAGTGTGCAATCTGTGGCGCGAAGATCACACTCATCATCGAGCTCATCATCGGCACACCCGAACCCATCGACGGACTCATGCGGCTCCCGCTCGACCCGGAGCCGACGGTCCTCGCCGGATGCCATCACTTCTACGACGCGGAGCGCGACAATGACTGAAGTCCGCTCGACCGAATACTTCGCCATCATTCCCGAATGGGTAATCCATGCCGACATTTCATCGAACGCGGTCCGCCTCTACGCAGTGTTGAACCGCTTCGCTAACAGTCAAGGACGAGCATGGCCGTCACGAAAGACCCTTGCCGATCTCATGCGCACATCAACGGCGACAGTCGACCGCGCGAAGGATGAACTCGTCGCCATCGCCGCTCTCACTGTGGAGCATCGCACCGGGCCCGCAGGAGACCCATCGAGCAATCTCTACATTCTCCACACCTCCTCACCAGTGACGAAGGGTACCCCTCAAGTGGGCATAGGAGTATGGCCACCCGTGACGCACTAAACAGAGACAATATGAAACAGAGTCAACAAGGCAAGTCCTCACGCTTGAGAACGTGTCAAGAATGTCTCGGCATGAACAGAGACAACGACGGTCTCTCAAGAAACTGGAACGAACAGGACAACACCCATATCCGTTGCCACAAGTGCAACGGGAAAGGCACTCAGTGATCTTCTTTCTTGGAACTCATCGTCCTAATTGGTTATGGAAAGTAGACGTCCCGCTATTCGTGTCTCGTCGCACATTGTCAAAAGTAAAGAGGCGAGGTCAAGCAATAGCACCGTGGGCATTAGATTCCGGCGGATTCACAGAACTCTCAATGAACGGAATGTGGACTATTACGGCGGAACAATACGCCGACGAGATCAAAGAACTACAGGAGATAGGCATGATGCAATGGGCCGCTCCGCAGGACTGGATGTGCGAACCGTGGATAGTTGAAAAGACAGGACTCTCGGTTATTGAACATCAACGCAGAACCGTCTACAACTATCAAGAACTCAAGAATCTTGAAAGTCCGGTGATACCAGTGCTTCAAGGATGGACACTCGATGACTACAAAAGATGCGCCGACCTTTACCTAGAAGCGGGTATCAACCTCACGGCAGAAGCCACAGTCGGCCTCGGCTCAGTCTGCCGACGGCAAGCCACGTCAGAAATTGGCGAGTTGGTCAAGTGGGGACATGAGTCCGGTTATCGCCTACACGGATTCGGCGTCAAGTCTGCCGGGATAAAAAAATACGGACACTATCTAGCCTCGGCCGACTCGATGGCGTGGTCATACACCGCACGATGGAACCCCGACCCGCTATGCGAAAAAAAGACTTGCGCCAACTGTCTCCACTACGCGCTCTCATGGCGTGAAAAAATTACACACGAAGGAACACAATGAACCCACAACCAGACCACCTATTAGAAGCCAAGATACGAATCCTTGAGCAAGAGATGATCTATCAGCATCAGGCATACGCGAAAGCAATCAACATTGTCCACGCCTATCAAGACGTCATCAGAGCATCAGAGAACCTCGTCGACATCGTCTTCGACTATCGGTTCCACCCCGCGTCAACAATGGGAGAACCATTCATGGCCGCCATCGACAACCTCAAGCAAGCCCTCAGACACGCCTACGACCCGAACGGAGACGCCGAATGAGCCAACACCCGAGCCTCTTTGACCCGATGCCCATTGACACCATCACCCCACCGTCTAGGCTCGTAAGAACCAACGACCCACATACCTCACACGAGGCCGCACTGAACGCATCGCGTCGCGGCCCTTCACAAAGGAGACGAGTATGGGAAGCCCTCAACAAATTAGGAGACGCAACCGACTACGAGTTGAGTGTCGAGACCGGCATCCTTCGATCATCGGCAGCCAAGAGACGACAAGAGCTCGTCGACCTCGGCCACGTCGTACCGACACCATTCAGACGCAAGACCGACACCGGCTCGAACGCGGTCGTCTGGCGTGTCTCATTAGCCTCACCGCAGTACTTGTCATGACCGCCTCACCCGTGAGCGCACACACAGTCCTAGACATGAGCCGAGCCAAGTACGCAGGTCTGCTTCCGGATCAATATTACGACGATGTCGCCAGATGCGAGACCAACACGAAACTCGGGCAACCGTACGGCACCCGCACCTACACTTCACCGCTCGGCATCAACAGAGGCACGGCTCACCGATGGTCCGGCAAGCGCGACCTCAACTCACTAACCCCGGCACAGATCGTCAACGTCGCGGACCGCATCGCATTCCTCGGATGGACGAACAAGAAAGGCGAGTACGTCTGGCCCGTCGGTCCGTTCGGATGGGGAGTCGTCCGGTCAGGATGTATGCACACCCTCGCGCACCTATGCAAGTCAACAGTCAGCAAGGTACAGAAGTACCGCGCAAGAGCGTGTCGCCTATGGTCTAGTCATGGCTAGGAAACCGCAATACAAAGGACCGTGGAAGAAGGTCCGCCAGACTGTGCTCGATCGTGACCGATACGAGTGTCAGATCAGAGGACTCGGATGCACAAGAGAAGCGACCGAAGTAGATCACATCCTTCCCGCCGCTCTCGACCCTCACGGCGCAGGATGGTTCGACGAAGACAACCTCCGCGCGGCTTGCCAGTCATGCAACCTCGGCCGCCTCGTCAAGAGCAAGACCACCTCGAGCCGACAGTGGTGTAGGTGCGGGTGCCGTATGGTTGCCCGAGTTTCGTGTTGGTCTCGCATCTGGCGACATCGTCGTAGTACTGATCGGGTAGGACGCCTGCGTACTTGGCTCGGCTCATGTCTAGGACGGTGTGTGCGCGTACGGGTGAGGCG